CGTGATCATCTTGATGATAAAATTCAAGATAAAAGGTGATTAAAATCACTATTAGACAACATTTGAACAACATTCTTAATCGTTTACATCAACTTCAATCAAGATCGGAGCTATGGTACATCTACAATTAATGGTATTGCCAGCATCCGAGAACCCAGCAGGAGCCAAAGCCCGATCGCTGCCGAGCCTGAAATAATCCGTAGCTGGAATTCCTTCCTTGCCATACAGAATTGAATCATTCAGAAATTGATGCCCCGGTCTAACCTTATCGTCCCGACTTGAAATCCAAATCTTTCGAACTTCTATGCCCTCTTCCTCTTCCTCAATCTTGACATAGCCCTGATTCGTTGCCTCGTTTATTACCCTAGTTGCCTCGGTTTGGGCGATCATTTTGGCATGCGATTCGTCATATACCCAAAGTTCTTGCAATTTATCGGCAATTTCTTTGTTGCTTAATCCGTCCTTGATTCCATCCCGAACCGCTTTTCTTGCATATTTCAAATTGGTATCAACGATTTCCTCGGCCATTTCATTGATTGCCTTTTCAACCTCTTCCAAATCCTGATCACCAAACATCATATCCGCTGGGGTATCCATTCCAAGAAATTCATAGATTTGGCTGATAGTATCATTCCCGGTAATTATCCAAGTGTCATTCATCAGTCGACCGATTGAATTCTTGATAAATTTGATCTCCGCTGCCCTTGCGAATAGCTCAACCCATCCAATTGCTTTGGTTATATCTGATTCATAGGTTCTGGACGTTGATATGATAGTTTCCGCACGTTGGAGGAGTCTTCGTTTGCTATCTTGTAAGTATGTATAAGAAACGCGCTGGAAACGAGCCTCGGCAGGATCTAATACTTTAGTGACCCATGAATTCCAATGATCCGTTTTGTTTTCTTCACTGAGGAAACTTTTTTTTTTGGTTTCCAAAAGCTTCAGAACCGTATCATAATTCCTTTCCTCTTCCTCAACCTCAATTTCTTCCTCTTTAATTCGTTCGCCTCGTAGCGGACTATCATCCAGACCTTCATAAGCGTAGGCCTCCGCAGGAGAAAAGCCATTCATGATATGTTTCTCAATCCGAACCAACTTTTCGGTTCTTACATCCTGAAGGGCTTCCACATAGGAATAATCGAAATCAACTCGAAGACGATCATCATATAATTTGGCAATTCGAGTGAATAGAATTTCCATCTTTCGTCCTCGTTTGGTTTGGATCTGCCAATATGTAAGATTTGCCTGTCTAGCTGTGGCATAATTCGAATCAGGCAATCCAAGAATAGTCCCGGGAACTCCAATGACGGCTGATATATTCTCCCTTGCCATTCGCCTAGCTGCCTCGAATTCCATTTCCCGTGGTGAAAGATTCAACGGTTTAACATCGATTTGACCCGATAAAACCATAGCTCCACCACTGTCCGTCATACGTCGATAACTATCAAGGATTTCCCTTCGTCTTTCTTTGCCCCAGATATCAGCGTCATCTTTCGGACTGAGTAAAATATCCGGTCGTCCTTGCCTACTGGTTTCACTTGCGAGTCTTTGGGCATTAATGTCCGCATCGATTTCCCGCGCTAGACTTTCAATTGCCCCTGTACCATATAGCTCCCCACCTGCGCCGCTGTTCCAGCTAGCATTCCTACACTGCAAAACACGTTCCACAGGATACACTACACTAACTCCTCCATCGGTATATTTGAATCCAATAATTCCTCGATTTGGTAATGTATTCACCTCAACATTTTCTGGATGTAATCGGAATAATGAGGTTGGATTTTTGAGATTGCCAACAATTAGCACATAGCAATTACCCGATAAAATTAGATCGATCAGTAATTGTTCCCGAAACAAAAACCCATCCGAATTGGTATTGGGTTGATTCATTAATGCTAAGAAAGGATGATCCCAGATTCGTTCGCTATCGTCACCATAACCGCGAATCAATTTGATTGGCAATTCAGCCAAGTCCTGACTTGCTCTGGTGGCACAGGCATGCGTATAAGCGTGTCCCGCGAATGCTGACATAGACACCGCAGGGCTAAAGGGTTGACGTACACCATAAGGGCTGGAATAGCTGGCACCGTGTTCAGGTGCTTTTGGATTACTAATCAATTTCTGAAATGCCTTGACTATGGTGGATCGATAGAATCGAATAAGGAAATTTGGACGTCTTTGGATTTGGGTCGACATATATCCTCCATATTGGATATAATACCTCAATCGGCATCCAATGTCGATAGAGGATGAAATGACCATAATCATAGAGGGGCATGCCAAAATCCCGTCCAAAAAGAATCGAATGAAATTCGGAAAAGGGAAATGTTACAAAGATTCCGGAGTAAAGAACTTTGAAAATTATCTTGGTCTCATTGCAAAAAAGGCAATGATTCAACAAAAAAAGAAGCTCTTTGAAACACCAGTTCGGATGACTTTATCAGTAACCTTTGGAGATCGTCGCCGCCGTGATCTGCAAAATTCCTTTGGTTCGATATGCGATGCCTTAAATGGAATCGTATATCAAGACGATCACCTCATTCATGAAATAATCGCCTCAAAACACTTTAAAAAAAAGGTTTGGTCTTTTCAAATCAAGATCGAGGAAATGACTGAAAAGAATTGATAGTCCGGGGAGCCTTATTTATGTCTTCGAGGCATTTTTTTTCCGTGGCTCCTTTGCGAATCATATCGGCTAAACGATGGGAACAAAAGCCAGCGATATTGGCATTATCGAAAAGGTCCAAAGCGATTTCCAAAGACATTTGGCTTTTAGCTGAGGAGGAAATGTAATCATTCAATAAAGATATTTGGGAGTGCCAATGTCTAAGAATTTCCCGAGGAACGATACTATCATCCACATTTATGTCTTTGATAACTAAAGGTGAATCATAAGAAAGAATTCGCCATTCAATAATAATGGATTGAACCGGATCATCTATTCGAATTGATATTTTTGTGATTTTGTGATCGTTGCTTAATTCTTTGGCTATATCAAGGAAATCAACCCCGAAAATACATTTGGTGCAAACGTCATAGGATATGTAAATTTTAAAGTTAGTCATTTTATCTCCGTAAGGAAAGCGGGCTGTTTTCACAGCCCTTGGTTTTTATTATTTGAGTTTATGCGAGGAGGTTATGCAAGAAGTTTTTGAGGGATTAACGCTTTGCCAGCGATTATGTCTTCGAATGCAAGGGTCATAAAATCCGTGGCTTTGCATTCGAGGAGATGACGTTCAAATGGATCACTCTTCTTTTGAGCGGCTAGGGTAATAGTATCGACGGCATGTCCCAAAGTATTGATTGGACTAGCAATAAGACTGTGGGCAGACGAAGCTATCATCATGTCTTCTTTCTCTACGTCGGTCATTTGCAAACGATACAGGAGCGTTTCCCAGAGATTATTTAATCCAACTGTTCTGGCTTTTCGGTACATCGCTAAGAATTCTTCGTTGCCGCCCTTCATTTCCTCAATCTTATCAGCGAACTGATTCAGGATGAATTCACGGTCACCGAAGTGACGACGATAGAATGAATTTTTGGTGTTGGAGGTAACCATTCCATTTGTACAAACCAAAAGATAAGCTTTCAGGAAAAGATGAAGGCCACGAAGACCGCTCCCTGAATTATGTAGGTCATACATATCAACAGGATCGTTAAGGGTAAGCTCTCTGGCTTCGAGTAGTCGGAAGTTACTTTGAACACTTGAAACATAAGCATTGGCAAATTTGAAGGAAGGATTTCTTTCTTGTAATTTTGCTAGGACTTGAGAATCAAAGATCGGGGCATACTTTTGAGATTGAACACTGGTAATTGTTCGAATTCCATCTATTACCTTTGATCGAAATAGAACGTCGGCAGAGCTAGATCCCATCAGCTTACTCCATTGTATTGTTGAGAGCTTGCGGAACTCATTGTCAATCAAGCAGGTAGCTTCGGTGCTATTATACATAGACACTTTACGTCCGCTCATTGTTCTTGGCTGAATATAGTTGGCGATTTGCTTTAAAGCGTGCCGGGTGATTCGAGCTTCTTTCCCGATTGATTTTTTATTTCTGAAAGTGAATGATACTTCCGACCCTGTAAAATCGATATGAGCGAATTTCAAAGGTTGAATAGAATCAATACATTTCCAGTCATTTTCCAATTGGCGAACACGATCAATTCCGCTTTCGAATGAAATTAAGTTATCAACTTTCGATCGGCACTCGGTGCCAAAGTTGCAAAAGGTTTGAGGTGCTTGTCCAAAAGTGTAGTTAAGTTGTGAACTATCATTAGGCATTTTCTTCTCCGTTGTTGAATGTTTACCTGTACTTATTATTATACGTATAATAAGTATAAACAAATTAATTATGTATTATTTCTTATTATTTCTTTAAAGTTATGCTATGATCACGATAAATAGGGGGAATATAATGATCACGAATTATGTAATTACGGCGCTGGTTGCCTTAATAGTTGGGGGCGCTACCGGTGCATTAGTAGTTTTTAAAATCTCAAAAGAGGATGATCCTGCCCCGATCGTTGATACCACCAGTACAAAACAGCAAGAAATTATCCATCAATTAACCGACATTGATTTACTTAAAGAACCTTGCTCCATAGAATTCATCGAGGCGAATGATGATACTCTTTGCCGATCAATGTTTTGTTTGATGATGACCCGTGGAATCGATAGTCAAACCAGCGGCGCTCAGTGTGAAGAAATTTCCAATATAGCCAATACCAAAACGATTCGAGACGATTGCCAAGACGATCCAAATGGTGTGGAAGCTTGCTATCGATTATACCTCCAGAGAAAATAATCCTTTACATGCCAAATAATTTGGTATATTTTTGATAGGAGTCAAATATGTATAAAAAATTTATCATGATCAAAAAAGATGGATCTCCTACAAAAAATAGGATTTCCTTTGTAGCCTCCACCGAATCACAGGATCGATATGGTGACGTTATTAATCAACGAGGCTGGGATCTTAGTGCCTATAACCGAAATCCTGTTGTTTTGTTTAATCATCAGGCTGGTACTCTACCTATTGGAAAAGGCTCAGTGAAAATAGACAATGATCAATTAATGATTGATATAGAATTCGATCAGGAAGACGAATTAGCCCAACGAATTGAAAGCAAAGCCCGGAACGGATATATGAATGCGGTATCCGTTGGATTTAATCCGATTGAATCATCAAATAGATCGGAACTCCCCAAAGATCATCCAGCTTATTCGATCAAATCAGGACAATATTTCAACAAAAGCGAATTATTAGAGGTTTCAATGGTGACTATTCCAGCAAATAGTGAAGCCACAACAATGGCAGCAAAAAACATCCAACAAATCGATCGAATCACCTTAAGACATTTAATTACCCAAGAATTAAAACATATATTGGAAGTGGAGCGGATGGAAGATGGTCGTTTCAGAATTATATTTGCGAGCGAGGAGACGGAAGAGGAGCCAGAGGAAGAGGAAGAAATTGAGATCGAGGAAGAAATTGAGGAAGAAAGATCAGTACATGATACCGATGATGAAAAAGACGACGAAGAGGAAAAAGAAGACAAAGGATTTTTAACAGCCAGCGAAAAAGAATTAATTCGTTTTATATTACAAAAATAAAAATAGGAGCAGTAATGCCAAATACCAATCAAGATCGTGCAATGGTGGAAGAGGCCAAGAAAATAATCTCCGATATCGTTACCCATCAAAAAACATCCTCAAATCGTTTATCACAATTTGAAAGTCAAGTTGATGAAATTAAAAAAGCCCAGCGCCTTTTGGAAGAATCAGTTTATCGAGGCGGCACGGAAACCCTGAATGATGAATCGGGATTAAATAATTTTGTTCGAAAAGATGGATCAATTCGTTGGATAACCGAGCCCGGTTATGTCGATACCAAAGCTGGAAGACAACCAGTGGAAAACAAAGGATTACTTGATTCAAAAATCGCATGTAATGAATGGCATAAGGAATTAATGGAAATTAACACTGAGCGAAATATGGCTCGGTTGTTGATGCGCGATCCGTTTACTCCTAAGTTGGATGCTAAATTTCAAAAGCACATTGATTTGGCACCACGAACTATAAAAGCAAGCGTGGAAAAGGCAGCTTATGATGGAGCCGGTGTCGGTGGTGAATGGGTCCCTGATCAGTTTTCCGCTCAACTTTTCGAAGCGTATACCACTCCAAGAATTGTTCGATCATTGTTTTCCGAAACATCGATGGATCGAAATGTTCTTTTGGTTCCTCGCCTCGATCGTGGCGGTCGCCCATACATTAAAGGGCAGGTTACCAGTGATTCACCTGCAAACTACACCGCCAGCACTATTTCCACGAGCCAAAAGCAGATCACCGCATCTGGCTTGGCTACTCGCTATGTGATTGATGATGCCTTAGCCGAGGATAGCGCCATTGCACTAATACCGACGCTCCAGAGACAAATTTCCGCTGATCTGGCATCCGCAGTAGAGGATACGTTAATTAATGGAGATACCGCTGGAACACATCAAGACGATATCGCCAACTGGAACATTCGTTCACGATGGGGGGCTACCGGGCTTGGTGGAAGCGCCGATCATCGCCGGGCATGGATTGGATTAAGAGCAGCCGCCTTTGATCGATCTAGCACTGCCGATTTGGCAACCTTTTCTATCACTACCCTATTGGGCTTAATGTCTAATTTAACTGAATTGAATAGTACCAGTAAGGTTATTATCACGTCTCCGGAAGGAGTTGTGGCGAATCTATTGACATTATCCGAGGTTCAAACTTTAGATCAATTTGGTCCTGCTGCCGTGATTTTACCCGGTGGTGGTCAAATTGCGAATCTTCTTGGTATGCCGATAGTAATGTCCAGATTTATGGGTGCGGATATGAATGATTTAGGTTTATATGATAATGCAACGACCGACAAAACTGGATTATTAATTGTTGCCCGTGATGCTTGGCAAATTTTTAATCGCCGTGGTGTTGTAGTGGAGCAAGACAAAGACATAACAGCCGGGGCAATTAACCTCGTATCAACTGAAAGAATTACTTTTAATACACTTGACAGCGATAGCACCAAAAATGTCGCTTATGGTTTCAACATGGATATTGCATAATTGCATAGGAGAATAAAATGAAAACGATGTTACCCGTACACGTTGAGGTTGATGATACAGTTGCAGCCTTTTATTATGTACTAAAAGAACGAATGAAACTTGATTCCGTTAATGTGATTGCAAATGGCGAGATCACCCAAGCCACAACCAATGCCGTGGTGATAACGATCTACGGAAATGATCAGGCAACCGCTGCCTTCGAATGGAATACCAAAACCGCCAAACAAGGAACAATTTCTGATGCCACACTTACATCATTAGTGGATAAAGATTCGCTGAAAACTGTTTTTGAAGCCGATGATATAATAAAAGTTGATATTGGAAAGGGCGGCACTGGGCAGGATGCAGATTTCAATCTTATGTTAAATTTCACTCAAGCCCGAAAGGTTTAATTAGTTGATTTATGAGCTTGGTATCCGTAGCGACCCTTAAGGCCTATCTCCCGGAGATCACGGGGTCGACTGCGGATGCCGCGCTTGAAATAATAATTAGTCATACCGAATCAATAATTGCCCGTTTTTTGGGTTTTCCAATCTATGATTCTGGTGCTTTGGCTGTTCTGACCGCTCAAACCTATACTCTATATATAGATGGACCAATGTTCAGTAACCAAAGCGTATTACAACTGCCTATCCTTCCTATAATTAGCATTACCTCAATTCATAGCGATCCAAATTTGGTATACGGATCTAGCACCGAAATAACGTCTTCCGAATATATTTTGGATAAACAATTGGCACGTGTAATTTTAAAACCAGAAACCGCGACCCAAGGATTTGATACCGCATTTCGAGCGATTAAGGTGATCTGTTCTGCCGGTTATGTCGCTGCCCATGATGAATTAGCCCATGCGATCTGTGTATATGCCAGCCAATTGCAACGAAACAAGGCAAGCCAAGGAAAAGAATCAATAAGTCAAAGAGGAATTTCGGTTCAATTTTCCCCGAAATCAATGCCTTTTGAGGTAAAAGAATTGTTATGGCCGTTGCAATCTTCCACCATGTTGGTTTGATATGCCTCGCCAAATCACACTAGAAGAATTTAGGGACAATTTGCGCCAATCCAAATCCAAGCTGTTGAAAAATTTAAGCCGAAAAATGCTTTTGATCAGTAAAGAGATGGAAAGGAAGCTCAAAGATGACAAGAAAGGAGCATGGCGACGTTGGGTTAATCGTTCTGGTCGGCTAGCTATGTCTATCAAGGGCGATCGTGCTATAATCGAAGGAAAGCCCGCTATCACGCTCCAAGCAGGTGGACAGTTTCTAGGAAAAGATGTTTTCTATGCCTCAATTCTTGAATTCGGATCCAAAGCTCAAACAATAACCGTTCCAGCCCATACCGTTCGTCGTCATAGAGTGAGACGTGGAAAGAAAAAAGTATTCCGTGGTCCCTTTTCCCGTGGTCCATATAGCTATCAAAAACCAGCTATGCAAGGTCGGTTTTTCCTTCGCAGGACAGTTGAATGGGGAACCGAACAATTCCCGCAGGACCTTAGAGAAATGTTAACTTTTGCAATAGCAGGGAAAACGATCGATGGCTGATTCTCGAATATTTCAAATCCTAGAAGCAATTCAAAGAAAATGTAGCGCCAACTTTTCTTCGAAAACTTCAGGCATTGATATGGATACAAAAGTGGAAATTGGAACCGTTATTGAACCGCCATTCATTCCTTATGGTTGTGTTTCCTTTCTTGATTATACAACTGAACACGGTCCAACGTTAGGACGATACAGGATGCTTGCCCGATTTGAAATATATCTATATGTTGGCGGTGGTGATGTTTCCGAAAGAATTCAGGGCGCTTTAAATCTTTGTTCGGATGTGATTGAATCTATCACTGCCGATCGATTTTTGGGGCTGGGCAGTGGCATGCTGGATGATGTTATGTGTGATTTCACTGCCATTGATGGTGATAAATATGGGCTAGAGGGTGTCGGAATAGGGTATATTGAGGTTAGCACACCATTCCAATCATCCACGGGAATTTAAATGAGTTGGTACAAAAAAGGATATCTGAAAAGACAAAGCGTTGGAATTTCCATATTTGGAGGATCTTCCGGTGCCACTACAATTGATTTTGAATTCAAAGTTCCTGATGATTGGGATTTATTTTGGGACAGTATTAGATCAGATTTTAAAGATGTTGTTCCATGCGATGGTGATGGAAAAAAATTAACTTTTCAGAGAAAATCAGGTGCTGATTATGCGACCAGAACATTAACAATTGAGGTTGAGTCTTTTTCTAGTCCTGATGATGATTCCATGAATGCTATTTTCCTTTATTATCACAATCCAGATGAAACAACGGACTCGGCGGGATCATTTACTGCCCTAAGTGGAAAAACCGGCTATATTTTGCTTGAAAGACCCTACGGAAGAATAGTACCCGGCGGTATTGGCGCCACTGCCGACGATCAACCAATTGTTTCATTTCAAAAACAGGTTGCCTCTGAAATTGATATATTTTATCTATTCAGAGATCTTTTTGGGAATCGAATTTCCACCTATAACGATCGATTGAATTTTGAGGAATTAACGTATGTCAAAATCAAGGCCTATGATAGTGGTGGATCAGCGGTAACCGCAATCCTTAAAACATCGGAAACTCGTTTGGGTAATGGTTTTGTACGGGCGCGATTTAAGGCGGGCTCGGATGCCACGGATTATGCCATTGTGGTTGTATTAACCACGACGGAAGGGCAGGTCATCGAATCAAGGGCAATTTTGCGAGTTAAAAACCTATTACCATTATAATTTTAAAACAGGAGAAATATCATGGCCACATTATTCGGATTTAATGCCTTTCTAAAGGTTGGCAAAGAAGCAACTTGGGGAACTGAGCAAATGAGTTCCGCAGTTGATATTCGCCTCAATAGCTCTACACTACAAACCTCGCAGGAAAGACCTAGGAAGACAAACCTCAGCGTTCCAGCAACGGGTATGTTAGAAAGTACTTATAGTGGGTTTCGAAATTCAGGAGGATCAATAGATGTACCTGTGGTTTATGATGGAATTGGGGTTCTCTTTGATGCCGCTTTGGGTTCAAGTTCTTCCTCTGGCGCGGCAGATCCATATACCCATACCTATGTTCCAGCCTTTGATCTGCCCAGCTTATCAGTGAAATTCCAGCGCGGTAGCAATTTATCAAATTCAAGTGAATTATTCCTTGGCTGCAAGGTTTCAACTATGTCTATTTCCTGTGATGCCGGTGGGGAAATGACCGCATCTTTTGAGTTGATTGCCAAAGACTCCGAGGTACGAGGAACGGATATCACCTCTTCATTCGGAACCGGGGCAAATGTATTGCATTTTGAATCTGGCAAATTAGTAATGGGCGGAACTTTAGCTCCAGCAAATATGGAAATTCGATCGTTCGAATGCACTTTGGACAATAAATTGGAAAGGAAAAATGTGCTCGGTAGCAAAATAACCTCCGAACAGGTAATGGGAGACGTCCGTGAGGTCACTATGTCAATCACTGCCGATCTGGATGATAATTCTGTATATACTGATCAACTAGATGGAAAAACCGGTGATGTATATATTGAATTCACTTCCACGGGTGATTCAAATCATTTTTTCCAGATCACATTAACCAATGCCGTTATTGAGGATTATTCTGATTCGGTCACCGCCTTTGGAAGAGTGGAAAGGACTTTTTCAATTCGTGGATTAGCATCTAGTACAAAAGACGGATTGGAAATTAAAATTGCCAATGCTAATGCTTCGGCATTGTATTAATGAGTAAAACCAAGCATATATTATTTTGGGCTGAATATAATAATAGTATGACGTATGAAATGTTTATTAATAAGGAAGTAACATTATCGCCATTTCATAAATTATCCTTGAAATCCCACGAAAAATTAAATACCGATGTTGTTTTATTTACATATCAAAAGATAAAAACAAAGCTGCCAAAAAATATAAAGTTAAAGGATGCAGGAAAGATTTTCCCAATTAAAATTGCTTATAAAGTATTAAGGGAAGGTCATAGTATTGCCCATATTTCTGATTGTGTGAGATTAAAATACGCAAGTCAGGTTAATGGAATTGTTTTGGATATGGATGCCGTCTTATTAAGGGAGCTACCTTCTGATTTTGGTTGGTTTGCAAGTATGCCAGCCAAAAGAACTGGAGGGTTTGCGCCAAAATGGGGTAATAGTCACCCTCCCTTAACCGTTCATGATAAAAGTTGGAACGGCAAGGAATTGGCGGCTTTTCCAATAAAGGTGACTAAAGGAATGAGTAAACAAATCGAAAGTTTGGCACATAAGATCATGCATACATTATTAGAGCCACCAAAAACAAATTCAAAATCTTGGAATTATGTAATATGGACCTTAAAAGATATAATGAAAAAGGATAAAACATATAAAACATTTCCTCCAATTAGTTTTTGTCCTGTTCCCGCTTGGCTGCAAGCTGGAAAATGTTATAGTATAGAAAGTCCAACTAGATTAAATGGAAAAAATAAACTATTTGGATATACCTTACCAAGTATAAAAACAATATTAAATGAAAGTTATGTGGTGCAACACTTTATGGAAAGTGCCTTTTCTAATAGTGAGAAAATAAAAGACACCTTTTGGAAGAAAATAAAGGCTGATTCTTTGGTGGCTAAAGAGGCAAAGCATATTTTAGGCGATAATTGGAGATTTATACTAAGTAAATAACAACAAAACGGAGATAAATATGATTAAAGAATTCCTTAAGCAGGTTGAGAAGGAAAGTTTTTTTGAGCTTTCAATTTTCAACGATCAAATCCTCATTCGTGGCCGCCTGTTATCCCCATCAGAGTCTGAAGCCGCGTCCCTTTCCTCCACGCTTCTGGTTTCGCAAATCGCCTCGGCGGAAGAGGGAAAGAAGCTGGGCGATTTGCGGAACCTTTCCGAGGAATTAAATTCTGGAAATGCTAGTGATGAAGCGATCGATCGTGCCTATTCTTTTCTGAAAGCTTTAAAACCACATCAACTGATTCAAATCTCGGAGCAACAGAATAAAATCATTTGTCAAGTGATCAAAAAAGCCTCGATGAATAAAGGGGAAAGCTGGGATCGAATACAAATAGTCATGACCCAAGAAGAACAAAATGCCGAACAAAATAGACTTTGGGTCGGAATGATCTCGGGCGAGGATCGAACCCTAATCCTGAATAAAGCCATGCAAGGTCATACGGAGGCTGTTGAAAAACTTTGTAGGTTTCGCGCAGGATGAAGACTATGTCCATCTAATTGATATCATTGCCCGAACGTACGGCACTCTTCCAAGCGAGATCGTCAAGCTTGACTGGGTTGATCTAATGGTTTGTTTGAAATGCGTTAAAGCACGCTCCACGCGATTACAAAGAACATTGAAATCCCAAAAGAAAAATAGTGGATTGCAACCCACTATTTCACTTTATGATTTAATTGATTTGATTTAATTTAAATCTTCGTTGCTTAGTCATTTTATTCTCCCTTATTATTTAGCCATGCCCATTCTGAATCAGATAGCCAACATACAGAAAATTTGGAACTGACATTTGCTTGATCCAGCCTTTGTAAAGCTTGTTTATGTTGTTCTCTGCTTTTACCTGTTTCAGTATGAGGTAAAGTTATTGTTAATGTATCGTTGAAAATGCTTTCATCAAGATCAAGATTGTGATTGAAACAAACCATGCTTAATGCTTCCTGAAATGATTTCCCGGTATTACTCAGGGCTATGATTTGGCCTAGTATAACCGCCATGTTTGCTGCTGAAATTTTTATGTTTCCATTTTTTAATTGCTTAGTCATTTTATTTTCTCCGTTTTGTTTTCTATACTTATTATATAGTCATTATACGCATAAGCAAATTAATTATGTATTATTATAAAGATAAATTAAAGATAGCGCGATCCCCCCCGGTCCTTCGTAATTCTAATTTAGTGCTAGAAGAAAGACCACGATCGTGGTATTCTTAGAACGGGGCGCAAAATATGCCAAATGAAACCGTTGTCCAATATATCCTCACCGTAGATACCGATAAAGCCGAGAATAGTCTTGAGGCAATGAGTAAAGAAGGGAATGAAGTCAAACGAACCCTTGACAGCATTGGCAAATCATCGACGAAAACATCAAAGGTCTTGGGAGGATTTACCAAAAAGTCAAAAAATGCTACCCAAGGGGCGCGGAATTTACGTCGTGCGGGTCGTGATCTTGATGGAGCCTTGCAAGACATATCCCAAGGGGTGAGTCTGATTAATCCAGCATTAGGATCTATGTTCCAAACCCTATCAAGGGGGGCAAGTATTTCCGAAGGTTTTGGACGAATTCTTGCGGGCGCAGTGAATCCCTACATTAAAATTGTCGGTGCAATTACTCTCGTGGCTGGGGCGGCCTTATACTTATATAATTACAGATCGGAAAAGGCGGCTGCACTTACCAAAGAAATGACCGATAAGATTTCGGGTGCCAATAAAGTTTTTGAGGAACAGGATAAGGTTATCAAATCGACCAATGAAAAATTGGCGAAATATGTTGAACAGATAAGCAATGCGACAATGGATTTGGCTTTATTAACTGGATCTATGTCATTGTATGAAGTTGCCCAGAAAAAGGCGACAAAACGAGCCGAAGAATTTGGAAAAGGACTTTCCAAAGATCGAAAGACATTAATGGACTCCTTGGTTAAGGAAGTCTTTGCAGCCCAAAAATTGGTTGACGTGGCCGAGAAAAAACGTAAACTTTTTGTTGATGATTTATCGAATGCAGAACTCCGCGGGATCAGTGAAAATAAAACCTATATAGCCTTGACTAAAAATGTCAACTTAGCAAAACAGAAACGAGAGGAGCTAAGAAAATCTTTCAGGACGGCAAGGGATGAAACCAAGGAAGTCGGAAATCAAGTTAAGGAATTTGAAAAGCTTTTATTACAAATTGAAAAATTAAAGGAAAGCAAAAGAAAAGGAGCAGAGGCAGAGAAAAGTGCCGATGCAGCAAAAAGCAAAAGGGATAAGGAGGATGCCGAGGCAGAGAAAAGAAGGAATTTACAGAATAAAGAGGCCACTGCCAGACTGAAAATCCAGTCCCAAGCTCGCAATAAATTAAATGCCATTAATGTCCAATTAACCAATAAATCATTAAATAAGCGGGAACAAATTCTTGCCGAATTTAGGAAACAAAGATCTGAAATTCGAAAATTGGGATTTATGACCGGTGAAAATCAATTAGCACGTGAGGCAGAATTACAATTAATTGAGAATACAAAAGAAGCCTTGAAAGGAATCAATGTCGAGGAAGAAAAAAGACTCAAAATATTGGAAAAACAATTAGGCGAGGCACAGGAATTATTCAATACCATAGCACTCTCCATTGGCGCCTTATCAAGTCCAGAAAGCATGATCAGTAATATGGGCGGCATTGTTAGTGGAATAGGGGGAACGATGGGTATGGCCGGCTTACAGGCTGCCGGTCCAGCT